AAGAACACCAGGAACTTTTAGAAAAGTATATTTCATACGGAGGAAACCAGCGGATAACGGAAGCCTGCAGGAGGTTTTCCTTGCAGAATTTCGCAAAGCTGAAATATGAATTTTCTCGATTGAATAAGCCTGCAGAAGCGAAAGTTTCAGCTGAAATCCCAACTGATAAACCAGCAGACCAAGGGAGTGGAAATCCGAAAACAGAAGCGCCGAGAAAGGTTTTTAATGATTTTATTGCAGATTATCCCGTAGAGCTTCATAAGGCTTTCCGCAGACGCTGGGGGCTGTGGATGGAGGCTTGCTCCCTTAAAATTCAGCTCGGAGAACTTGACCCTAAAGATGAAGACGAAGCCTTTGAGCTTCAGTGGAAAATTTGGAATTGTTTTAAAGAATTTGACCAATGCCAAAAAGTGCTGAAACATTACAGAGAGCATAGGAGAATAATGCCTTTGGAAACTGAAACCGATTTTGAGGGAATGAGCGAGTTGGAAATTTATAAGCATCGGGACAATCTTAGGGCGCTGATTACGAGGAGAAAGCAGACCATTAAGAAAATGGAAAACTCTCTGCCTGCTCCCGAAGACCCAGAGTATAAGAGCCGACTGCACACGCTGAATCTAAAACGGGAACAACTCCAAGAAAAAGAAAACGAACTCATGGAATGTGAAAAATTTTTGAATAATGGAAAATAAAATATATGCTCCTTTGGAATGGTATACGGTTCAGAGGAAAGTAAAAGAGTTAGTGCCTTGTGATTTCAATCCAAGACAAATCAATGATGCCGATATGAAGAAACTCCGAGAGAGCTTGGAGAAATTCAATTTGGTAGAAATTCCAGTCATTGACCTAGACAATACGCTGATAGCAGGACACCAGAGAGTAGCTGCGTTGTTCGTGCTGGGGCGTGGTGAGGATAGCATCGATGTAAGAATTCCAAACCGAAAGCTTACCGAGGAGGAATTCAAAGAATACATGCTCCGAAGTAATATCCATAATGGTGAATTTGATTGGGAAAAAATAGAGGAATTCTTTCAAGATTTAGACCTTGAAGGTATCGGAATGGATATGGGCGATTTTGATGAATTTTTGAAACAGAACGCTGTGCTTCCGCCTGAAGAAGAGGGCGATTTTGACGCTTCACTTCATGAAAAAACGCAAAGTGTAGAGGGGGATTTATTCGAATTAGTTTCTAAAGATAAAAACATAAAGCATAGGTTTTTGTGCGGTAGTTCTACCGATTCAGAGAACTGGGCGAGGTTGCTTGGTGATGACAAACTAAACCTATTACTTACCGACCCTCCGTATAATGTAGACTATCAAGGAGGAACGAAAGACAAACTAAAAATCAAGAATGACAAAATGAGCAATGATAATTTTTATCGATTCTTGTATGATTTCTTTGTGAATAGTTATGTTTTTTCTCATGCTGGTGCGCCTGCGTATGTATTTTATTCGGATTCGGAGGCTATCAATTTCAGACAATCTATGCTGGATGCAGGATATAAGATTTCCTCTACTTTGGTCTGGGTAAAGAATTCATTTGTATTAGGAAGGCTGGACTATCATATGCAGCATGAACCTGTTATTTTCTGCGAAGAAACACAGCCTACGGAGATAGAAACGCACCGCTCGCTGGTGTATGGCTGGAACGCAGAAGGAGCTCATCCTTGGTATACGGACCGAAAGCAAAGTTCGATTTTAAGGTTTGACAAACCACAGCGAAACGCAGACCATCCTACGATGAAGCCTTTAGATTTAATGGGGTATTTGATAAAGAATTCCAGCAGACAAGGGGAAATTGTAGGTGATGGCTTCTTAGGTTCTGGCTCTACTTTGATAGCTTGTGAGCAGAATTGGAGAGCGTGCAGAGACTTTGAGTTGGACACGAGGTTTTCGGATGTTATTGTAAGACGGTGGGTGTCCTATATGAAAGAAAACGGATTGGCTTATGAAGTATGGAGGAACGGGAAACAGCTTACAGATGCTGAGATAGAGCAATTTAATAAAAAGTCAGAGGAATAAACCTCTGATTTTTTTTGTAAAAAAATGAAAAAAAGTTAGTAAAATATTTGCATAATAGTATATAAATATATATCTTTGTGATGTTAAATTGATAAACGATAGTTCTATGAAGTACAGCGCATTTTTTAGAGAAATTAGAAAAAAAGGTTGGCGGTTCTTAAGGCAGGGAAAGGGAAGCCACGAAATTTGGACAAACGGCAAAATAGAAGTAGCCATTCCCAATCACGGAGCGAAAGAATTGTCCAGCGGATTAGAAAAAGCATTAAGAAAACAAATGGGACTGTAAAAAGTCCCATATTAAAAAAATAAAAATATGAAGACAATAAATGTAATAATAGAAAGAGCAAACGATGGAACATTCGGGGCTTATGCTGAAAATGTACCAGGAATCTATGGAGCAGGAGACGATGTAAAAGAAGTAAAACAAAGTATTCTTGATGGAATAGAAACGATGAAAGAAATCGGCAACTTTCCTTATAAAGAATACGAAATAAAGTATAAATTTGACACGGAGAGTCTTTTGCAATATTATAAAGGTATCTTGGGAAATCCTGCATTTGAAAAGATTACAGGTATCAATCAGAAGTTAATTCATCATTATGCTACTGGTTTAAAAAAACCTCGTGAAGCACAGCGCAAAAAAATTGAAGAAGGCTTACACGCTTTAGGAAGAGAACTTTTATCAATAGAACTATAAGTATCAATTTAACACATTTACTTTATCTATTGTTGCCCTGCATTTGCAGGGCTTTTTTTTGTGTTTTGCTGTGAATTAGGGGTTTCTTATATTTGAGGCATGGAATTGTCAAAATTCAAGAAAGACAGCAGTTTTCAGCGTATAAAGGCGAGTTACCTGGATGAGAGTTCAGTGGAACTGACCGAGCGTGAGGCAGAGAAGAAAAAGCGGATGAGCCACGCATGGTCACTGAGATTGAATAACAAATACTCTACTTATCAAGTGATTCAGATACTAATGAGAGACCACGGGATTTCTCAGGCTTCGGCGTATCGTGAGTATAATATGTCCATGCAGATTTTTGGCGAGCTGGATGCTACTACATTGGCGGCGGAACGGCAGGTGCTGAAAGAGGCTTTCTGGAATGAATACCAGAAGGCTGTAAAGGCTGGTAATGGAGACCTTGCAGTTAAGGCGTTGAAAGAATATAGGGAGCTATTTAATTTTGATGAAAACGAAAACCAGATAGACCCTAATAAGATACAGGCGCATGAGTATAACATCAAAATGCCGAGAAGAATTTATAAGATGATGGATAAGGAGTTTGCGTATGGTGTGGTAGATTTTAATAATTTAGAAATCGAGGATGCAGAATTTAGGGAAGTAGAAGAAACGGAAGATGATGATGAATAGAGAGATTAGTAATTTGATAAAACCACAGAAAGAGATTCTGCTCAATCCCATGCAGATGGCAGCAGTGCTGGCAAACCATCGATATAAAATTCCTTATATCACAATAGAAGCGGCGAGGGGGTCGGGCAAGTCTACTGTATTGGGGTGGTTTTTAAAGGAAGCCGTGAGGCAGATGCCACGCTCTACTGGTGTGATTGTGGGGGAGACTTTTGTGCAGATAAAGTCCAGAACCCTGCCATCTACCAAGGAGGGGCTGGAGATGTTTGGGCTGTATGAAGGTTATGACTATGTAGTGGGAAAGAGTGGGGTATCTATGGGCTTCGAGCGACCATTCCAAGCGCCCGACAGCTGGAATAATGTAATTCATTTCAGAAATGGCGCTATTGCGGTGATGGTTTCGCTGGACAATCCCAATTCAGGAAGGGGGTTGAATTCTTATTGGGTAATGGGCGACGAGGCTGTATTGCTTACCTACGACCGATTATTCAACAATGTTTTGACAACTAACAGGGCAAAGAAGGAAATATTCAAAGGCAAATCTATGCTTCATGCCGAGATATTCGTTTCTTCCGTGGCGATGACCAAGAAGGGGGAATGGTTCACTAATAGGGAGAAAATGGCAATGGAAAACCCAAAAGAGTATACCTTTATCAAAGCATCTTCAAAAGTTAATATCCACAATCTAAAGCCTGGCTGGATAGAGAAGATGAGAAGAGAGGCGCTCTCAAAGACTATGTTTGAAGCTGAGATACTGAACATCCGCCCTGGGAAGATAGCAGATGGTTTCTATGCACAGCTCAGCAAGAAGAATTATTATAAGTATAAATATGATATCGAAGCCTTGGGGGACTTGGCAGAAAACTATGTGCCGAGCAGTAAGTATGACACTGACCTGGTGCGTGGTGTTCCGTTACAATTCAATTTGGATTTCGGGGGAAGAATTAACTGTGGGACAGTATCGCAGTATCTAGAAAGCCAAGGAGAGATAAGATTCATCAAGGAGTTCTTTGCGAAGAACCCTGATAAACTTTCCGATATGGTTAAGCAGTTCATCGACTACTATAAACACCACCAATCCAGCTGTAATGTAGTGCATCTTTATCACGACCGTTCTGGTTACAAGTCCGAGGCGAATTCCAAGACTACATTGGCAGAAGATGTAGAGAATGCGCTCCGTTCGGCTGGCTGGATCGTGATTAACCAGACACCGAACACGAATAATCCCGAGCATATACAGAAATTCAGATTGATTAACGAAATTCTTTCCGAGCAGAATCCTCGGCTTCCTATTGTTAGGATAAATGAAAATCAGTGTCCTAATTTGATTATATCAATGGAGAATGCACCACTGACAAGTGATGATGCTTTTAAGAAAGACAAATCCTCCGAGCGAAGCAGTACAATTCCACAAGAACACGCCACTCACTTTTCGGATACGCTGGATTACTGTTTGTTTTGGCAGTTCAGTTATCTTTTGGATTACGACTACTCCGATTCCTTTATTATTACCAACATTTAGAACCTACAGAGTCTCCTCATTCCGAGGAGATTTTTTGTTTCTGGCTTTTCAGCATTTCAGGGAAGTCCCTTTCATATTTCGGTAAAAAATAAAACTGCAATTGTAGAAAAAACTAAGGCGGCTCGTGGGGGCTTTTGTGCACTTTGAGAAAAAAATAAAAATTTCATCGGTTAATAATTTGATAAACAAATGATTAGTTTCAAAATTTTGAGAAAGAGCCTTGTTTTTTGGTGTTTTTTGGTGTGTCTTTTATACTCTCGGGGTGTTGTTTGATATTTGCGGTATGGAAAAAACGCTGTTTTTATCTGATGTTCTCACGGAAATGAAAAAAGTAGACGCCCGCAAAAATCCTGTTTCTTTTTCTCTAAAAATTAGAAGTTTTAACCTGCAAAATAAAACGGGGGGAAAATTGATAAGTTACGAGGAGGCGGTTCTGCTTCGTCCTCCTGCGAAAAAAGGGGCGGTAAGGCTGGCGGATGAAACGCCCTTTAAAAATCCTAACCACTGGGAAAATCGCACCAGGAATATCAAACTAAAAAACGGCGAAATAAAGAAAATACATATTATTTTCATCGAGGAATTTAACGGCAAAAAGGTGGTTTTTTAATAAAAAAATAAATAAAAATGCAGAAAATAGACAATGATACCTATATAGTAGGGGGTAATTCTGTGGTGAGTTTTAGCGGTGCTGCCAAAGGTGCCAGCGCTGAGCCTCACAGCGTTGCGAAAATAAACGCATCGGCTACGGATTCCAATAACTGGTGTAACTGGGGCGATGATAACCAATATCCTAAGCGCTTGATGGAAAAAGTGGCTATGGTGGGCGCTGCTTTGGGCGGATTGGAGGTGCTTACTTCGGCTCATTATGGGCTGGGGCTGAAGGTTTTTGAATTGATAGAAACCGAGGGCGATGCAGAGTTTAGGGAAAAAATTCCCAGCAGTGAGCCAGATATCTATGATTTTTTTGACCGAACGCAGTTTGAATTGGTATTGAGCGATTTGGTGGCGGATTTCGAGTGCTTCGGTATTGCTTTCCCAGAATTTCTGCTGAGTCCAAACGGTGAAGAAATTATATCCGTATCGAGACAGCAGGCGGGGTTCTGTAGGTTCGAAAAGCCCAAAAACGGCATGATAGAAAATATCTACATCAATTCTGCTTGGGGCGAAACGG